GTGAGAGTAATGAAAAGAATATTTTTTAGCGATAAACAATATAAAAAATACGATCTTCAATTAATGTACGACTTAAAACTATTGTAATATGTGGCACGAAACAACCAAATACAAAAAAAAGACAGATAATTACAATGAGATATTCAAGCAAATCCAAGGAGAGCTTGGAGACAAAGAAGCTAAAATTACATTGATTAAATTCCTCCGCCAGAATCTTTATATTACAACTTATTTGTTAACTGGAATAAAACTTTCGCCTTATCAAGAAATAACTTTGAAAGGGATGTTTAATAGAAACTTTTCAATGTGTGTTTGGGGCCGTGGTTGCGGCAAGTCATTTATCGCTAGTATATACTGCGTGCTACAATGTATTTTTGAACCAAATACAAAGATTCTTATAGCTGGTCCTACGTTTCGTACAGCTAGAGCGATATTTAATAATATAGAAAAAATGTCTGAAACCAAAGGCGCAGAATTATTGCTGCAAGCCTTCGGGGCTAAGAGCAAGAGAAACGATCTTTACGAATGGGACATAAATGGTGGGTCGATCAGGGCTATTCCACTAAGCGGCGAAAAGATTCGTGGTTTTCGCGCCAATATTCTAGTTCTTGACGAGTTCATGCTTCTGCCTGAAGAGATTATTAAAAACGTATTGATGCCATTCCTTGTCGCCCCGCAAGATATGAAGAGACGTATTGATATCCGCGAAATGGAAGACTTGCTGATTAAAAAAGGCAAGATGAAAGAAGAAGAAAGAATGGTGTTTGTAAATAACTCAAAGATGATAGCTTTGTCTTCTGCTAGTTATACATTTGAAAACTTATATAAGACTTATCAAGAGTGGATAAATCAAATTACATCTCCAGAAAAGGGAGAGTCTTCTTATTTTGTTTCTCAATTTGGATTTGAAGCTTTGCCAGCAGAGATGATAGATAAAACCATTATTGAAGAAGCTCAAAGCGGAGGTACTTCTCATTCGTCTTTTCTTAGGGAGTATTGTGCGCAATTTACTGATGGCTCAGACAGTTATTTTAGTGCAAAGAAAATGGAAGATTGTACTTTAAAAGATGAGTATCCTCACACTTTAGTCAGAGGCACTCCAGGAAAAAAATATATTGTAGGGATAGATCCGAATATGAGCGATAGTCCAAATGCTGATTATTTTGCTATTGCTGTTATGGAATTAGATGAAGAGACAGGGGTCGGTATACTTGTTCATACTTACTCTGGTCTTGGTAACTTAAATAATCACGTTAAATACTTTGGGTATTTGATGACTCATTTTGATGTTGTATGTGTTGTTGCCGATAACGCTGGTGCAGATATATTTATAGACACTTGCAATCAATCCGAAGTATTTAAAAATGCAAAAATAAATATTAAACTACTAGATTTCGTGGCAGAAGCAGAGGGCCCAGACTACGATATGCAAGTCAAGAATGCTAGATCGCAATATAATCTATCGGAAAAAAGAATAGCATTCAACCAAGTGTTTTCTTCGAACTTCATTAGAAAAGGAAACGAATATCTTCAAGCGTGTATTGACTATAAGAAAGTTTTATTTGCTTCTAGAACTTGCTCTAATGATAAATTTTTTAATGAAGCTATAGGATCTACTTTACCAAAAGAATTGATATTTACAGGAGATAAAGAAGACTGGAGTAATCTAGACTTCATAGAAAATCAAGACGACTTCATTTACCAAACAAAAAAACAATGCTCTATGGTAGAATACACTACTACTTCCAGAGGCATGCAAAACTTTGATTTGCCACAACATTTAAAACGAGGTTCTTCAGCGACAAGAGCTAGAAAAGATAATTATTCTGCGTTTATGTTGGCTAACTGGGGAGTCAAATGTTATAACGATATAATGAAACAAAATGTAGAAACTAATACATTTACTTTTACTCCGGTGATGTTTTAGTGTAACTTTAATATAGTATGGCGAATTTAGTCAGAAGGAAACAGGTAGATCAAGTTGAGTTTTCCGGCTTCTTTGTTGAAGTCGGAAATCAAAACTATTATCCAGTCGCCTCTAATCCTTCTGGATTTCTTACTCAAGCTGGGCTTAACGCAGCAACGGGTACACTAAACACAAAAATAGATAACTCTTCTGGATACGCCAGCTCAAATACATTAGCGACAGGTCAATACTCTGCTTTATATACTAATTCTGTAAGCGGAATTTTGGATGCTAGATTAGTTTCTACAGGAGCTAATTTAAGCGGCTCTGTCTTGTCTTTAAGTGGATACGTAAATACCGTAAGCGGAAATCTTTCAGCAACCATAACTGGCACTGGAGGTTTTTTAGATTCTAAAATTAATACTCTGAGCGGTTATTCTACTTCTTACACTAACACTGTATCAGGAGTGCTAGACGCTAAGATTACCGCGTCTTCAAATTCATCAACAATAAACAGTATTGTAAGTGGAGAAAATTTTAATTTCACAGGGAAAAAAACCTTCAATTCTGATACAACTTTCCAAAGAATAAATTTAAGTGGAGTAGGAAAGCCAAGTTCTATAGCAATAGTTGCAGCTTCTGGATCAGTATCGATAGTAGGTTCAGGCGGAACATTTATATCTTTCATAGAAACTGGAGTAACTAATTCTTTGTGGTCTGTAGCTGATTCTGCTGGCCTTCCAATGATGGAGCTATTTGATGATTATACTTTAGTTCTTGGACATTCTAGCAGAAAATCAATAGTATTAAGCGGTATATCTGGATATGTTTTATTGCCAAATTTACCAACTCAAACCCAAACAGGATCGCTTCCTAATGGTACGCTTTTCAGAAGCGGTAATTTTCTGATGATTTTATAAGGATTTCAAAATGAGAAAAAAGAAACAACCAGAAGTAGTTCCAATGATGACCAGCTATGCTGCTGCATCAGAGCAAGTGGCTATGCCTGCTCGCAGAAATTTATCTGGCATTATTGAACGGACAGATAGATTCACAAACATCGATCACGGTCTAGTTCCTTTTAAATACTCTCACAACACCCAAAATAAGAGTTCTCTAAATATCAGAGACGCTGTAATTTTGTGCCAGAAAGCTTATTATAATTTTTCTTCTTTTAGAAATGTAATAGACTTGATGACGGAATTTTCTTGCAGTAAGATTTACTTTACTGGAGGGAATAAGAAGGCTAGAGATTTTTTTGACGCTTTATTTAAGAAAATTAATATTAATAATTTCGTAGATAAGTTTTTCAGAGAGTATTATCGCTCTGGAAATGTTTTTATTTATAGATTTGATTATTCAGTTGGCCCAGATGACATAAATAAAATAACTCAAGTATTCGGTAATGATATTTCAACTGCCGCTACTAAACTTCAGTTGCCGTCTAAATATATGATATTGAATCCATCAGATATTCAGTACGGTGGAAACATTTCTTTTGTTGGCGGTAATTATTATAAAATTCTTACAGATTACGAACTACAAAGGCTTCGCAATCCAACTACTGATGAAGATAGAGAAGTACTGAAAAGTTTAGATCAGCAAAATAAGTTGAGATTGCAAAAGAAAACCTTATCTGGCGCGGGAGCTTACATAATGATTCCTCTTGACACAGATAGAGTCAACGCTGTTTTTTATAAGAAGCAAGATTACGAACCTTTTTCTGTCCCTATGGGTTTCCCGGTTCTAGAAGACATCAATTGGAAGCAAGAGATGAAAAAGATGGACATGGCTATCACTCGCACAACTCAGCAAGCAGTGTTGCTGATCACCATGGGAAGCGAGATGAAAAATGGAACTCTCAATATTAATCAAAAAAATATTGAAGCTATGCAAACTCTTTTCCAAAACCAATCAGTAGGAAAAGTTCTTGTTTCTGATTTTACTACAAAAGCAGAGTTTGTTATTCCTGATATCGCGAGCATTCTTGACCCTAAGAAATACGAAGTAGTGAACACAGATATCCGAGAAGGTTTGAATAACATTCTCATCGGAGAAGAGAAGTTCTCAGCTGCCAGTATTAAAGTAAATATATTCTTTCAAAGGCTAGAGCAAGGAAGAGAAGCTTTCCTAAATGATTTCTTGGCTCCAGAAATAAAAAGAATTTGTAAGGATTTAGGTTTTAAGAATTTCCCAACTCCTCATTTTGAAGAAATTGACATTAGAGATTCTTCCGTATGGAATAGAGTGTCAGCCCAATTGGCTCAATTAGGAATTTTGACTCCTGAAGAGTGTCTCCAAGCTATCCAAACAGGAAGGCTTCCAGAACCAGATGAGTCGTTAGAGTCTCAGAACAAATTCAAAGAATATAAAGACGATGGTTTGTATAGTCCTATCGCTGCTGGTGGCGGGGCTGGAGCCATAGGCACTGGAAGACCTCCCGGAGCGAAAGCTCCTCAAACAACTAAAAAAACTTCTCCAGAAGGAGGAAACAAAAAAGCGCCAGCTATAGCTTCTTATCCTGTTAAGGGAATATCTCAAGCTTTTAAAGATTACGAAATATTAAATGCTGATGTAGAAGATTTTCTTAAGAAGAAGCACAAAAAGAAATCCCTTAATGAAGATCAAAAAATAGCTGCAGAATCAATAGCTAAAGCTATCTTCATGAATGAGCAAAAAGACTCTTGGTCTTCTTCTATAAAATCATATCTAAATGGAGAAGCGAAACAAAATATAGAAAGACTCGAAGAATTAACTAATATATCACAAGAACATTCTATTGATCTATTTTCTGCTGCTGTATTAAATTATAGTCAAAATAGTCAATAATTTGTGTAATATAATAAGACAATGCAAAAAGAACTGCAAATCGAAGGGGTAGCGATTGCTGGCAAATCAGAGAAAGTAGATTTTTATCTAGACTTTTCTCTGAAGCTGATGTCTGTGCTGAAAGAGAAGGTCCATGAGTACAACACTAATAATAAGAAAAAAACTACCATAAATCAACTAATAGAACAGTATTCAAACGCAGCTTCTTCTTACATTAAGGACGAGTCGATTGATATAAACACTTATTCAATGGCTAAGGTTAATAGTTTTCTAAATGGGAGCAAGGTGGAGATAAGCGTAGAAAAAGCTAAGGAAGAATTAAAAAAATCAGGGCTAGAGTTTGATTTTGGTAATTTGAATAATTTGTATATAGCTTCTCCAAAAGACAAATGCAATAAGTGGTACGAAATTTAATTATGAGCTTTAAATATATTACAACATTTAGTTCTGTCCTGAAGCCATTAGTTTCCGAAGAGAAGGATAAGTACTTAGCATTAGCTTCTTTAGCAGAAGTTGGCAGTTTCATTCCAAATGTTGACACAGAGAAGAACGTAGATTTGCTTCCTGTTGCATTTAATGCTGCTGTTGTGAATAGAGTAAACAGAAACGGTGATGTTATTGACAGTTTAACTGCTCTCGCATCTTACAAAGATTTTATAAATAAACCAATTAATTTAGAACATAACAGAGAAAAAATTGTTGGTGTTATTTTAACCGCTGGGTTTAGTGAGTTCGGATCAGATACTCCTCTTACGGAAGATCAAGTAAAAGATCTAAAGGGTCCATATAATATTACTCTTGGCGGGGTTATTTGGAAAATAGCTAATCCTAATTTAGCTACAATGATAGAAGATTCAAGTGACTCAACTAGTGCTAATTATCAAAAGATAAGCGCTAGTTGGGAACTTGGTTTCAATGAGTATAATTTGATAGTCATTGAAGGGGAGTCAAAGAATATAGAAGATGGTTTAGAAATTTCTGACGCAAGCGAGATTGAAACACTAAAAGCGAATCTCAGAACATTCGGCGGCTCAGGAAAGATAGACAAAAGCAAATCAGTATACAGAAAAGTAATAGGCAATGTTGTTCCTCTTGGGATTGGTCTTACAGAGACTCCTGCTGCTGATGTAAAAGGAGTCGCCACCATTAAAATTGAAGAAAAACAACAGCCTGAAGAAGAAAATATTTCCAAAATAGAAAATTTAGATGTAAATACTATTATAGATAATAAAGTTATGACAAAAATCACCAGCATCAAAGATATCAATGATGAGAATTTGAAGCAAGCTACCGCTTCCCAAATTTCTGATCTTATCGAACAAGAGCTTAAGATAGCTTCCGAGAAATTCGCTGTCGAAAAAGCTACTGTTGAATCCCAATTGAAGTCTACCAAGGAAAGCTTGGACACTTTAGTTGCTAACCAAGACACTCTTCAAAAAGAGATCTCCGCTCTTAAAGAAGCTCTTTCCAACGCTGAAGCTGAAAAACAAAAGATTTTAGCTTCTGAAAAGTTCAATGAGAGAATGAGTGCTTTTGACTCTGAATACGATTTAGACGCTGAAACTAGACAAATTTTAGCTAACGAGATAGCTGAAATGGAAGACTCTGCTTTTGCTGCATTTAAAGATAAGATGGCAGTATTTATGAAGAGCAAGAAAAAGGGAGAAAAAAATGACAAGAAGCAAGAAGACTCCAAGGAGGCTAAAGCTTCTGTCGCTCAAATCGTAGAAGACGTTGCTGATAAAGCTGGAAAGCAAGTCGTTGATATTCCAATGACTTCTTCAGCTTCTCAATCTTCTTTTTACGAGAAATATAAACAAGCTTTTGATTACGAAGGTTTCGTAGTCGGATAATAACAAAAAATAAGGAAAAAATATGGCTTATAAACTAAGACCTTTCAGAGATTATGATGAGCATGATGTATTAAATCTGTTCTCATACGACACAACAAATTTATCTGCTGGTTCGATCAACATCACCAAGGGAAGCTTGGTCAAGATCGCTACCGGATGGAAAAATTACGATTCAGGCGTTGAGCTTGGCGGTGGAATAGAGTTCATCGGCGGAGCTGGTACGCTGCAACCTACTAACGTTGTTTCTCAACGTTATGGAGTTACTGCTAAGGTAATAGTCAGCACCACTGGCGAAACCCCAATTGGCATGACGCTTTACGACGTAAGAGACGCCGACGAGAACGGAGAGCTTCTCAAGTATTACCCTCGTAAAGCTGCTGAGATGCAAGCTGTAATTCCTGGACAAGCTGTCCCAGTAGTTACCCGTGGTATCTTCCTAGTCCAAGGTGTTCTTGGAACTCCTACTGCTGGTGGAACCGCTTACGCTGGCGGCACAGGACAAATTACTTCCCGCACAGGTGACTCTGCTGGAAATATTGCTAACGTTGCTATCGGCAAGTTCCTCGGAGCCGCTGACATCAATGGCGAAACCCTTGTAAAATTGGCTCTCTAATCTATAAAGGAAAATTAACATGAGAATTAAACTTAAAAATACACCAGAGCAAGTTGAGCTAATCAAAGCCCTTGGCTCTAAGAACAGACTGGTTTCTGCTGAAGCTGCTGAAGCTTTCGCTGCTTTCCTCGGACCTGTTATCCAAAGTGTAATTTTGCAAGCTGGAACAGCTTCTCAAATTTACACAGACGCACCATTCGACGAGAACGATTCACCTAGCTATCCTCTAGACTTGTATTACAACGAGTTGAACAATGGATACGTTAGCGTTTGGTCTCAAACTCTTGCTGGTGGTTTGCCTTCAGCTCAAGACGTTTCCGCCATTCAAGAGGTCAAGATTGCTACTTATCGCTTGGATAGCGCTGTTTCGATCAACAAGAGATATGCTCGCCAAGCTCGCTTGGATATTATCGCTAAGTTGGTTGAGCGTATGTCTCAAGAAATTTTGGTTAAGCAAGAGCGTAATGCTTGGGCAGTAATGCTCAAGGCTCTTGGCGAAGCCTCTACGACTCCTCAAGGTGGAGCTGCTCTTAAGCACTACATCTCTGCTGGAACACTAACCCAATTTAAGCTTGACGATCTCAACAAGCTCATGACTCGCACAAAGAGAATCAATGAGTCTTGGGCTGGTGGTACTCCTGCTTATCCATATAGCACTGGTTTGACTGATCTTTACGTCTCTCCCGAGATTAAAGAAAAGATTCGCGCTTTTGCTTATAACCCACTAAACACTGTTGGCGGTATTCGTACAGTTACTAGTTCTGGAGCTTCTGAAAGCGCCATTGCTCTTCCTGACGGAATGAGAGAAGAGATTTATCGTAACGCTGGTATGCAAGAGATTTATGGTGTAAATATTGTTGAGTTGATTGAGCTTGGTCTTTCCAAGAAGTACAATTTCCTCTTTGATAATTATATCTCTGAGTCATCCACTCTAGGAGTAGCTTTCAATCCTGATATTCATCAAATCCTAGTCGGCGTTGATAACACCAAGGGAGCTCTAATTCGTCCAGTTTCTACTACTTCAGAAACCTCAAGCCAATTCAATGTCCAACCTGATGATCAATTCCTACAAAGAACTGATAAGGCTGGATTCTATGGCTCTATGGAAGAGGGACGTATCTGTATCGATGCTCGTGCTCTTTCTGGTATTATTGTCTAATTAATTCGGTTCTAACAAAACCCGCTGGGGAAACCCGGCGGGTTTTTTATTTGATTTATTTGTTTTTATTGATATAATTTATTATGAGCAAAAAGAAAACCAAGCTACAAGATTTATCTCAAATTGACGCGAAAGAAGAAAAGGGAAAGCCAACTACTCTAGATCAAATTTGGGGAGATAGTGGATTAAGTAAGTATAACACTATGAATTTTGACGAGTACAAGACTCGCATTAGTTCCATGAATAGAACAGATATTCAAGCTCATGCTGTGCAGATTGGAATTTTGCCAACAGATAATTATCAGATGCTAATCGCTAGATTAGAGAGAGAATTTTTGAGGCATATTGGATCTTATTCTGCGCCAGCAGAGACTAAGCAAAAAAATACTAAAATATCCAAAGAAGTGCAGAAGATATTAGCAGAAGGAAGGTAATCTTGTGTAATTTTAGTTAATGGCTAATCTAATTAGGCTAAAACAGATAGATACGCCTGAACTATCTGGTTATGTAATAGATATTACTGATGGAAGTAATTACCCAATAGACAACCCTTCTGGGTATATTTCTTCTGTAGCATCTAATTCCTCTTTTATTACTTTAAG